GCACGCTCGGCGACGGCTGCACCAGAACTATCTTTATCCAACCTGACGGAGGACATCCAATCACCGTTGCAGACGACGGATACATTCAGATCGGATGTAAACGAGGAGAACTGTCGTGGTGGCTGGACCACTACGAGGCCGTAGGCCGCAAGGAGGGATACTCGGAAGCACTGATCGCCGAATACGGTATGCACCTGAAGCACTCTGCCGCGTGGCTGGAAATGATCCGCGCGGGGGATGGGGAGTGATGAAAAAACACCAGACCAGAAAAGACGCAATCCTCGCATGGCACTTCGTCAATGAGGACCGCCGTCTGGCCTACGACGCAGCGGACCTGACTGTGGAGCCTAGGTATATCTACTACACCGACTCGCCCATAGTGTTATGCGAGTCCGGTCTGCACGCGAGCGTTCATCCGTTTGATGCTCTACAACATGCTCCTGGACCAGTGCTCTGCCGAGTCGCTGTGTGGGGCGATGTCGTTATCGGCGAAGACAAGCTCGCTGGTCGAAATCGCGAGGTGTTGGCGATGGCCGATGTGTCGAGAGAGTTGCGACTGTTCGCATGCTGGTGTGTGCGCCAGGTATGGCACCTACTGGCCGACGAGCGCAGTCGTTATGCGGTTGAGGTTGCGGAGCGATTTTCGCGCGGGGAGGCGACGGCGGAAGAACTGTTCGTCGCGAGGGCCGCCGCCAGGGACGCCGCCAGGGCCGCCGCCAGGGACGCCGCCAGGGACGCCGCCACTATCGCCGCGAGGGCTGCCGGGCCGCCGCCACTATCGCCGCCAGGGCCGCCGCGAGGGACGCCGCTATCGCTGCCCAGCGTGCCGAGTTTGAGAGACGCATCGCCGAGGTGGACGCGCTGAAGGTGGGGGAGGGGGAGTAATGGCCCGCAAAACGTCGCTGGAACAAAAGATGGAGATGTATCTCGCTAATGATGCGCTCGGCCGGGAGAACGTGGCCCTCCGCGCCGAACTCGCGGCGGCGAAGGCCGAGCGCACCGCCCTCGCCGCGCACGTCGAGCGGCTGAGGGGGGCGCTGGAGGAGATCGGTAAGCAGTTGGACGCCTGCCAGACATTCGTTGTTGGTGGGTGTATGGGGCAAACGACTGACAACATTATGAAGGCAACAGTCTATCATCGTGTGCCTTACATGCTGCGGGAGCTTGTCCTGGACGCCCTCTCCTCCACCCCCGCCCAGTCCCTCGCCGCGCACGATGCGGCGCTGTTGCGGGAGGTGGCGGAGCGAAAGGCTTGGAGTATGGACGGCGGTCGCACATGGATGATCTCGAAGGATGAACTTTTGGCCGAAGCCGACCGCATCGAGAAGGAGGCCCTCAATGGCTGAGAAACCGATCTTGTTCAACGGCGAGATGGTGCGGGCAATTCTGGCCGGCCGCAAGACGCAGACGCGGCGGGTGGTAAAGGAGGCGCTCTGTAAGGATAGTGGGGTTCCCGTGGCTGCATGCGAGATTGTAGCCGAAGTCAATGGCGGAGATTTTCGACTATGCCCCTACGGAGCCCCTGGCGACACGTTATGGGTGCGGGAGACGTTTTCACAATCACCAGACGGCATCATATACCGAGCAACTCAGGCCGATCACGGAATTACAGAGTGCGATGATTCGGTCAAATACAAGCCGTCCATCCACATGCCCCGCTGGGCATCTCGCATCACGCTGCGCGTAACCGGCGTCCGTGTTGAGCGGTTGCAGGACATCAGCGAATCCGACGCGGAGGCCGAGGGTGTGGTGTATCACGATGGGCGTGGGATCGGCCATAGCGGGTGGAGGCCTAACCATGATTTCGCCATGGTTGGGCCAACGCCTATACACGCCTTCGCGTGGCGCTGGCAGTCGATAAACGGGCCGGAGTCCTGGGCCGCCAATCCGTGGGTGTGGGTCGTCGAGTTCGAGAAGGAGGCCCGCCATGGCTGACCTCAGAGCGGCGGCGAAGAGGTTGCGCGGTGGTGACTGGACAACGCCATCGCAGGATAAGGCCGACAGGTTCCTCGCCGCGCAGGCCCTTGAGGCCCTGGCGTGGATGGAGGAAAACGGGCGGCGGCTTGAGTATGAAGATGCTGTCCGTTGGTCTTCGGGGGAAACAACCTGGAGGCAGGTCGAGCGCGGCGCTGAGGGGAGCTGGTGCTGCATGAACGATTTGTTCACCCGGTACTACGCGGCCACCCCGCTAGCGGCGATTCTGGCGGCGAAGGAGGGAGAGGATGCTGGTTGAATTTGAGTTAGCATACGGCGGCGGCCCGATTGCCTTTGACGCAGAGCATGTGGTTTACGTGCGGCCTGCCTTTCATGTTGAGCAGACGGGCAAAACTGAGTGGACCCGGTTCCCAATCGCTGGCCATGTCACCGTGATGCTCACGCCGGATGTCGAGGAAAGCAACGACTTCGAGGTTATCGGCAACTACCGCGATGTCGTGTTCAAGATTCAGGAGGCGCAATCGTATGGACGAGAATGAGAAGTCCAGACTACTAGCGGTACGGGTGATGGGATGGGTCACTCCTGGTTGTATTCCAGCCGAGTTCAGTAAGACTCCAGATTTTCCGTGGGACCCGGTAAACGACTGGGCTCCATTCTCCAACCTCTCCCACGCGGGCGAAGTGTTGGAGGCGATGGCGAAGAGGGGATGGTCGGCAAGAATGGCAATGAATTCCCTTGCGGCTAATCAGAATGGCTGCGAGTTCTTTATGGCTGCTCTTGGGTTAGGGCAAGACATTTTTAGCGCTGGATACGATGGATACGGCCCGGACAAGCGCGTATGGGCGGTGAGAGAAACATTACCCGCTGCTATATGTGATGCCGCCCTACTCGCTATAGGCGTGGGGCGGATGGAAGGGGGAAAAGATGTCCAAGCGTAGCCCGATTGAGCAAGTGAAGAGCAAAAAACCAGAAAAACTAAATATCGAGATGTGCCTTGAAGTTGGCATGGTTAGAGAGCGGCTCGAAGCGCAAGGCCAAGAAATGAAAGCCTTGCACGCAACGATAGCCAGACTGACCACTGAACTCGCCGAGGCGCGGGAGGACTCGGAGCGGCTGGATGCCGTACAGAGGGGGAGTTGGACCGTCCACTACCGGAGCATGAACAGCCGATGGGAGCTGCTCACCGATCACGCTCACCCGGCACACCGCAAAACTTACACCGGAAAAACGGCACGCGCCGCCATCGACGCGGCAAGAAAACAAGAAGGAGTGAAATAAATGTCAGCAATAGTAAGCACAAACGTGGCAAACGCGATGACTAAATTGGTTGCCGCCGACGCTTTACCGGCGCTTCTTGGTAACTTAGTCGTCGGAAATCTAGTGACGCGGGATTTCGAGCCTGTTGTCGCAAATCACGGCGACATCGTATTGTTAGCCGGACACAAAAAGCAGATCGTCCTCAACACGCATGCCGAGGCGACGTTCCAGATTCCGGACGTGACGAAGGTTCTGGCGGTGCCGGACCTTCTCCGGTTGTACATGGAGCCGACGGTGATCGCGATTGCCGAGAAGATCGAAACCGACCTTCTGGGGCTTTACGCGCAGTTCAGCGCCAACCCGGTTGTCGGGACAGCTGGCACGGCGATCACGGAAGCTGCGGTTGACCAAGCCGAAACGGTACTGTTCAACGCCAAGGTGCCTGCGAGCTCGCAGAAGTACCTCGTGGTCGACGGTTCGACCTACTCGCAACTGCGCCAGATTCCGCGGTTCAGCGAGTATGGTTCGGCCGGCGAGGCCGGTGTACACGCCATGATCGACGGCAATGTCGGCAAGCTGAAAGACTTCTTTGTGTTCCGTTCGCAGTTCGTCTCCAAGACGGGCAGCGGTCCGGTGACGACGAACAACGTCGGCTTCGCCAAGGACGCCATCGGCCTGGCCATGCGGCGCCTGCCGCAGCCGCTGCCCGGAACGGGAGCTGTGGCCGAATACGCCGAACTGGGCAACTTCGGCATGCGAGTGGTGATGAGCTACCAGCCCAACACGCTCGCGCAGCAGTTCACGGTTGACGTTCTCTACGGCGTCGGCGTGCTGCGACAAGAACGTGGATTGCAGGTGCGGACGTGATCGACGCGGCAAGGAAGGGAGAGAAGAATGACCAAGGCTGAATCGGCGGAAATCCTTCGTGGCCACGGCCAGAGATTAGCCTCAGACGGATTCGATGGTCGGCCATTTCTACTGGCCGCCGACGCCCTGGAGGCCGTCGAGCGGCTGGAGGCAGAGCGGGAGCAGTGGAAGTCCATCGGCGCGGAAGAAGAACTGCGGCGGCTGGCGGCAGAGTGGAGCAGGCGCGGATGGAAGCGCCGCATATTGGCGCAGGAGTTGGACAACCGGGCCGACGAGATCAAGGCAGAAAGGGAGAAGAAATGACCATCGAAATATCAATGTGGCTTACCGGCGCGGCGCAGTACCTTGGCGCTATCGTCCTGTTACTGCTGGCCGTGCTGGGGGTTGCATTCATCATATTCCTGGCGGGCTTTCGGGGGTTCAAATGACCCGCGACCCGAGAATCGACCCCAGGCCGGGGGATGTGGTGGCTAAGGATCAGATTTCCAGAACCGTAATCAGCCGGAGGGGTGGGGCGATCACCTATGTAAGCCTTGGCAGGCGAAAGGGAGTATATGACTGCTGGATCACCACATGGACCGCGTGGGCAAGAACGTCGGAGGTCATCCATGCCGCCGAATAACCACGCCCTCGACTGGCTCGCCGCCCAGCGCCGGGAGGCTGCGGCGGAGGAGTTAGAGAAAACGGCAAAAACGCTGCGCGAGGACCTGAATGACATGAATCCGCCAGAGTTCGCGAAACGCGGGAAGATCGCTCCAGGCTATTGCGAGTGTTTGGGCGACATCGCTGGAGGGATGGAGGCCCGCGCCGCCGAACTGCGGGCGGGGGAGGAGAATTAGAATGGCTGACAACATCAACCATCCGGCGCACTACACAGGTATGCGCGTGGAGTGCATTGAGATTATTGAAGATCAGGGCTGGGGCGTGGCGTATTGCCTCGGCGCGGCCATGAAGTACCTATGGCGCTGCCAGCACAAGGGCCGCATGCTGGAGGACTTGCGCAAATGCCGCTGGTATGTGGACCGGGCTATTGCGGCGTTGGAGAGGGACGGGGGAAAACATGCCGCCGAATAACCACGCCGCACGGCTGCGGGAGATGGTGGACGATCTAGCATGCTTTGGCCTTGACGTTGCCGGAGCCTCCGCTCTACTAGCCGGGGCCGAGGCGCTGGAGGCGTGCGAGAAGCTCCGGGCGTTTGCCGATGAGCTGGCGGCGCAGAACATGCCAGTGCTGCACGGCATGGCGTATCAACTGGATCGGCTGTTGCCGCAGAAGGAGAAATCAGATGGATAAGACACTTGGCCGGATCGCGTTTGAGGCGTGGTTAAATGTGCCCGTGAGCGACGAGTGGTGGCATGAGCGGGCGGAACATGCTCGGCAACAGTGGGAATACGTCGCCGCCGCCGTCGCCGCCGAGGTGCGGAAGGAGCGGGGCTGGAGGCCGATTGAGGAAGCGCCGGGAGATGAGGCGCTGCTCGTAGGCGCTTGGAACGAGTACGCGCAATGGTGCATTGACTGGCCACAGTTAAAACCGTGGGCAATAGATAAGGGCTACACCCACTACCTCCCACAACCCCAGCCCGACCCGCCGCCGCAGGAGCCGAAGCCATGACAACGAACTGGAGGCCGATCAGCGAAGCGCCATCACGTGGTCTGATATTGGCAGGCGGCTGGTGGATGGGCCGCGAATGGTTAATGCAGGAAGCGACTAAGCAAGATGCTATTGGTATGGACTATACCCACTACCTGCCCGATTATAAGCCGTTACCCAGAAAGCCGAAATCGTGGGCGAAGTGGTGGAAAAACGAGGAAACCAGGAGCACCGAAGCGGCGCTTCTGTGGGGGACGGAGCCGAAGGCATGAAATGGGGCTGGCAACGCATCGACGCGAACAACTGGCAGTACAACGGCTCATGGGCTGTAACGCGCCACTGGGCGACGCAGCGGTGGTACGTCGTCCGCGACGGCAAACACATGCTAGTAGATCACGCGACTGCTCAGGCGGCCATTGAAGAGGCGGAAAGGATGATGCAGTCATGACTATCGACTTCGCGCGCCAACAGCAGCGAGAATGCGCCGAGTACATCACCAGCGGTAAGCCAGATCAGCGCGGTGCCTCGCTCGGCATGTTCGACTGGTTCGCCGAAGAGTTCCTTATGACCTTTTGCGCACTGAACAGTGGCGAGCCACCATCCCAACAGAAGGAACAATAACCATGACCGCACGCCAATCAGCCATCAACTACTACAAGCGCAAGGGCCTGACGCAAGAGGAGGCCGAGGCCCGCTACGACAGGCCTAAGGGCACCTGTAAGGTCTGCGGCGGTCCTGCGGCTACCGCGCGCGCCGAGCACTGCCAGCCGTGTCGCGATGACATCGAGCGCAGGCGCGGACGCGAGGCCTACCATGCCCGCAAAGCGGATCACGCCCGGGCGCGGCGCGCTGCGGCTGGGAAGCCGGGGCGATCGGCGGCCAAGCGAGGGCGTGGCGAATCCATCCGTATCCTGCCGAGGTCGGAGAACTCCTCGGCTCCTCCGCGCGAGGAAATCATCATCGTCCCCGAAGGCATGACCGTGACGAAGCTACCGTCGATCCTACCGCCGACGATTCGCGGCGCGGAGCGCGAGACCTGGGACGATGACCCGAAAAAGGCGGCGTTCATCGACGCCGTACTCGCGAAGCGGCGCGGGGCGGGGAAGCCGCCAGTTAAGCCGCTCGGCCTACAGGCTGTCATCACCGACGCGCCGGGCGCCATGGGGGAACGATGAGGGCGATAAGGCGCGGAGATAAGGTCTGCATAGAAATCTACGCGGACGAGATTTTGGAATGGCTCGACCGCGAGGCGGTGAAAGAAGCCGTGGAAAGCGTGCTCGACGCTGGCGAGGCATACCACTGCTGGGCAGTCGATCCGGCGAAGCCGTCCGGTGCGACTGTCTGGCTGGACCTCGACATCGTCGCACCTCCGGGCGAGTCGGATCGCGAGGTGTTTCGGAGAGAGAGCGGGGTGATGGTGGTATGAAACCGTACTACGAGCAAGACGGAATCACGATCTATCACGGCGACTGCCGCGAGATCCTGCCGACGCTGCCGAAGGTGGATCTGGTGTTGACGGACCCGCCGTATGGCCACGGCTCTAAGTGGTCTGGTGGCACGTGGGCGGCAAATGAGATTTATGACATGGCTTTCGAGTGGGACGCCTCGACCGTAGAGCAGGCCGTGATTGACAACATCATCTCACTGGGAAATACCTGCGTGATTTGGGGTGGAAACTACTACAGCTTGCCCCCATCGCGGTGCTGGTTGGCCTGGGAAAAGTCATCAAAAATGCCGACCATGGCTGATTTTGAGTTGGCATGGACTAATTTAGACCGCCCATCCAAGCAATTCAGGGAAGACCGAAACCCTGACGGGAGGCGGTATCACCCAACTCAAAAACCTATATCGGTGATCTCTTGGTGCATCAGTTTGGCGGGTGAAGTTAAAACTGCTTTGGACCCCTTTATGGGGAGCGGGACAACGCTGGTCGCGTGCAAGCGCGCTGGCATTAAATGCACCGGAATTGAACGCGAAGAACGCTACTGCGAAATCGCCGCCAAGCGCCTCGCGCAGGGCGTGCTGTGGGGTGCGGAATGATCCGTCGCGTGCCCTGCCCGTCCCCCATCAACCACCAAACCGAAAACGAGGTCGAAGACCAGATCGTCACCTTCCTCCGCCGCGAAGGGTGGATCGTGCGCCGTCAGCACTCCGGCCTCTATTACACAGCCGACGGGCGGCCCGTCCGTATCGGCGAGGTCGGCGAATGCGACTGGCGCGCGATGCGCGCCAAGGCTGGCGGGTATGTCGAATACATGGAGATCGAGGTCAAGGCCACGAAGAAGCGGCCCGGAAAAGCGCAGCGCCAGTACATCGCCAAGCGGCGGCACCAGGGGTTCTTCGCCTGCTGGACGGACTCGCTCTCAATGCTTCAGGACTACATGCGCGAGGTGGGCCTGCTATGGTAGCGCCGCAGATTCTTCGCCCGTATCAGATCGCCGCCGAGAACGAGATACGCGACCGCTTCCGCGCGGGGTATCGGCGCGTGCTGTACGTGTTGCCGACCGGGGGCGGGAAGACCACCGTAGCCGCGTCGATCATGCGGCAGGCGGCTGCGCGTGGCTCGCGCGTGTTGTTTCTCGCGCACCGCAAGGAGCTGATCGACCAGTGTTCCGCCCGCCTCGACGGCGCTGGCGTCGATCACGGCGTCATCATGGCGGGCCATCGGCGCGTTCGCGATTCGCGCGTGCAGGTCGGGTCCATTCAGACCGTCGCGCGGCGCGGGCTGCCGTGGGTGCCCGAAATCGTATTCGTCGATGAGTGCCACCGCATCAAGGGCCAGCAGTACATCGACGTGCTTGCCGGGATGCCTTCGGCGCTGGTCATCGGGATCACCGCCACGCCATGCCGCCTCGACGGCAAGGGGCTGTCTCCGCCGTTCGACACGATGGTCATGGGGCCGACGCTCCGGCAACTGAGCGACATGGGGCACCTCGTACCAGTGCGTACCTACGCGAGGAAGAAGCCAGACCTGTCCGGCGTGCATACGTCGGCCGGTGACTATCGCCAGGACGAACTACAGGACACTATGAACCGGCCCGAGATCTGCGGTGATGTCGTCCGCGAGTGGCAGCGCCATGCGGCTGGGCGCATCACTGCCGTTTTCGGTGTCGGCGTCGAGCACTCCATCGCGCTCCGAGACGCTTTCCGCGCGGCTGGGGTGGCCGCCGAACACCTCGACGGCGAAACATCCCGCGACGAGCGCGAGTGGCTGCTCGAAGGTCTCGCGGCGGGGCGGATCACAGTGCTGACGAACTGCGGCGTGCTCTCGGAGGGGTGGGATTGCCCGGTGGTGTCGTGCGTGTCCGTCGTGCGGCCGACGCAGTCGCTCGCGCTGTATCTCCAGATGGCTGGGCGGGCGCTCCGGCCTGCGGCTGGCAAGCAGGATTGCGTGATCCTCGACCATGGCGGGTGCGTGTACCGGCATGGTCTCGTTACCGCTGACCGGCAGTGGTCGCTCGACGGTGATACCGATCGGCGCGGCAAGGGGAAAACGCGCGACGTGGCGGATATGGTGCGGGTCTGCCCGGACTGCGATGCCGTCGCCGAACTCGACGCGGAGCGGTGTGAGTGCGGGTATGTGTTCAAGAAACGGCGCAAGTTGAAGCAAGTCGAAGGCGATCTGGAGTTGGTGACCGAGGCAAAGCCGATCGGCGACGAGGAAAAGAAGCGGCGTTACTGGTGGTGGCTCCAGCAACAGCACACTCAGCGGCGCAAGGACGGCAGCCCATACTCGCCGGCGTACGCAGTGGTGAAGTTTCGGTCGGTTTACGGCCACCCACCGAAACGCGGCTGGCGTGAGGAGTGGGTAGAGCGTGGGAGAGTAGACCAAGGAAGGGCGGCATCGGGGGAGGCGACACATGCTTAACCACGCCCTGGCCTACGCCGCCCGCGGCTGGCGGGTCCACCCGCTGCGCGCGAGGGACAAAACCCCCGCCACTAAGCACGGCTGCAAGGACGCTACAACCGACGAAGCGCAGATTCGCCGCTGGTGGCAGATGTGGCCGGAGGCCAACATCGGGCTTGCCACCGGCTATGGCTGGTGGGTGCTAGACATCGATCCGGAAGGAATGCACTGGCTCGAAGCCAACGATCTGCCCGTCACCATCGAGGCCACCACTGGGCGCGGCGGGCGGCACCTGCTCTACCGGCTGCCGGACGGCGTCGTGGTCCGAAACTCGGCCGGGATAGTAGCCCCCGGCGTGGACGTGCGCGGCATCGGCGGCTACATCGTCGCCGCGCCGTCGATTCACCCGTCTGGCACCCGGTACACATGGCTGGACTGTGACGGCGACGTGCCGGACGGCGAGCCAGCCGACGCACCGGCGTGGCTGGTGGATCTGGCCAGCCGTGGCGCGGAAACGGGGCAAGGCGAGGTATTCCGACTGCCGGAGGTGGTAGCGGAAGGCGGGCGAGATAACACGCTGTACAAGCTCGCCGCTTCTCTGCGGGCGAAGGGCATGGGACCGGTGGAAATCAGGGCCGCGCTCGAAGCTGCGAACGCTCGATGCGCGCCGCCGCTACCGGCGAAGGACCTGGACCGGATCGCGGCCAGCGCATGCAGGCATGCTCCTGGGTTGTCCGCCGAGTTCGAGGCACGCAAGAACGCTGGCCAGGGCTGGGCGGTCCCGACTGCGATCGCGGCAGGGCCGATGGGCGAGGTGATGGAGGCCGAGTTCACAGCCGCAGATGTACAGGTGCCGACCAAACTGGTCCCCAACGCCGTTGGCGACGTGATTCTGAAGCGGGTGCGGCTGATGAACGTCGATAGCTACCTCTACGAGTACGTCGGCACCCACTGGAAATCGATCACCATGGAGCGGCTGCGTTCGCTGGCGATGCAGGCCGACGGAACCTACCACACTACCGGAGCGCGGCGAAGCGAGATCGCGGACTACCTTAAAACCAGAAGCCACACGAACGCCGTTGACTGGCGGCAGGTCGAGCAATATGAGGTGCCGGTGGCGTCGGGCGTCATCGACGTGCGCACGATGCGGCAGAGACCACACAGGCCGGACGACCTGCTGCAGGCATGCCCGCCCGTGGCTCACAGGGCCTCGGCGCAGTGTCCGACCTGGATGCGCTGCCTGGACACCTATTTCGGCGGCGACGACGACGAGCAGGCGAAGGTAGCAGCGCTGCAGGAGTTTTTCGGCTACTGCCTGATGCCGCACGCGCGCTACAAGAAGGCACTGATCTGCTTCGGCGAGTCTGATTGCGGGAAATCGACCATCCCTTATGCGCTACGGCTGCTGGTCGGCGCGGAAAACATCGCCTGCGTCGGCGTCGAGGACATGGACGACCCGCGCAAGCGCGCGCCGTTGCTTGGGAAGATGCTGAACATCCTGACGGAGCTTACCAGCGATGCGATGGTGGCCGACGGCGGCTTTAAGACGCTGGTATCGACCGAGGAGCCCATTCAGTTCGATCCGAAGTACCTCCCGCCAGTGATGGATACGCCAGCGTGCAAGCACGTAATCGTGACGAATCAGCTCCCGCATATCAACGACCGCAGCCGAGGCACGTACAACCGGCTGCTGGTCATCAAATTCGAGCACGTCATCCCGCGCCGGGACCAGGACCGGCAGATTTGGGACAAGCTCGAAGGCGAAGCCGAAGGCATCCTGCTATGGGCGCTGGAGGGTGCTGCGCGGCTGATCCAGCAGGGGGGCACCTTCACGGCGGCGGGCGAGGCCGAGGTAGAGGAGTATCGGCGGCGTCAAAACCCGCTGCTCGAATTCCTGACCGAGTGCGGGGAGCAGGACCCTGACGGCCGCGTGCTGCTGTCGGTGGTGCGGTCGAGGTTCGCCGAGTGGTACGGACGCGGCGGAGTTCGGCCGCAGGCCTTGGCGGGCTGGGCGAAGTCGGCGGGCATCGAGGTGAGCGAGCAGAAGGAGTATATTGGCGGCGCACGAGGCTACGTGATCCGTGGCTGGCGTATTGACACATAGTACTAAGAGCTGTTTAGTACCAGCCCCAACGGCCCCAACTCAAAAAAGTTGGGGCCGTACTTATCTGCAATGTAATCAATGGTTTGCCCCAATAGCCGCAACGGCCCCAACTTTTCAAACATCTTTATCCTTTTTTTCTTACAACTCTTCTAAAAGTTAGGGCTGTTAGGGCTATTAGAGATAAGTAGTAATAGAATGAGTAGGTTGCCGCGCCCTAGGGGTTAGGGCCGGTTAGGGCCGTTGGGGCCGAACCACCTTTAGGTGGTGCTTGATTTTCCACAAGCAAAGCGAACAATAGGCGAACATATGCCACTACTTACCAGTGGTAGCTGGTGGTAAGCAGCGATGGCCGCGGGCGGCGGCCCTGGCGGCCGTCATCGCGCCGCATGGGCAGCGCGGGGCGGCTGAGCGGGGTCGCCCGCCTTTGCGGGACCTGCGTAGCGCCTGCAGGGCGCGGGCGGCGTCGGTGGTGGTCATTACCGAATCTCTCCGATGTAGCGGGCGCTGCGCTTGCGAGCGATACGGCGCGCTTCGGCAATACAAGGTTGTTCGGTCAAGCGCAATCTGACCTTTTGCCCACATTTTTTTCTTGTATCGCCCGGTATGGAATCATAAAATTGATTTATACCGATTTTGCATCGACTGTTCGATGCGATCGGTTCTCCTCGGCGGGTGCCATTCGCCGCAAGGCCCATCGGCCATACACCCAAGGGAGACCTGTCTGCTGACAATCGCCCGCACCTCAATACCCGTTTACCATGCCGATGGTACCCGGGTGATGCTCGGCTTACGAGCAGTACGAATTCTGAAGGAAGCTCACCGGTTTGCCCGGTTAATAGCGAGGAAGCGGGACGGAGCTATCACCCGTGGATATCTAACCGCCCTGCCCGGTGAAATCGGCACCAGGATCACAGCAGCGCCGACAGTGGTAAGAGTGCTGCCGCAGACATGGACCCATGCGGAGAGTTTAAAGGCTGGCCTATGACCATCGGCGATCTTAGGGCGTGGATGGAGCCGCTAGACGATGAGCTAGAGGTCATAGCCGTGCAGAAGGGTGAGCATGCCTACCTCCAGACCATCCAGCCACAGCCGGAGCAGCCACAGCCGGACCAGATAGATGCCGATAGCTCCTCCGAGATGGTGCGCTCGATGCCGGACGGCACACCAAGGATACTGCCCCAAGCGGCCCCTTACAGTGGACCGCAGGCCAGATGCAACGAAGCGAGGCTATGACCGGCGATGGCAGATAGTTCGGTCGGCCAAGCGCCAGCGAGATCCGCTGTGCGAGTGGTGCAAGGCGGCCGGCATAGTGCGACTGGCTGAGCTAGTGGATCACTACATCCCGCTCCGCTGTGGTGGAACAGACGCAGAGGAGAACCTAGTCTCGATGTGTGCCAAGTGCCACGCGAGGAAGACGAGGGACGACAGGCGGAAGTACAAGGAGTACTGGGGCTGATGGTACTAGTACTACCATCCAGGTACTGGTACTACCTCAAGGTACTAGTACTGCGAGTGATAGTACTAGTACTAGGGGGGGG